TAGTCGTTGGGCACGAGGTCGTTGGCGTAGCGCAGGAACGTGTCGCTGGTGCCGTACAAGCTGGAGCAGCGCGTTAGCGCAAGCGACTTTGTTATGTACTCAACCGGTGTTGCTGTCGCTGACGATAGGCCTAGATCGTCGATGGTAGTAAGGTGCAGCTGAGCTAGGTCGTCGCTGGCCGTGAAGTCGACAGCGCTGGGCTGCGGCTCGTCGGCCTGTTGGATGCGCTCGGGCAGCAGCACGCCACGCCAGAACGTGTAGGTGTTGGCTGGTGTACTGGGCTCAGCTATAACCTCAACTAGAAAGCGGCCCTCTTCAGCTGCTGGCAACACAGTGTTGAGCCAGGTGTCCATGTCGCCGCCCTCGTTGTATAGCGTGAAGTCTAGGCGGCTGGCAATGATGGGCTGGTACTGCTCTTGGTTGTTGCCCTCGTAGCTCAGCTTGAAACCAGGCACGCCAACGAGCACCTCGCTAGGGCCGCCGCTGTAGTCGTTGTCGTAAATGTTGATGCGATACTCGACGCCAACGTCGTTCTTGAAATCGCCATAGAATCGTACTGCCATTAGAAGCCTCGGATGCGGTTGCGGTCGAGCAGGCTGCGCTCGTTGCTGATGAGTATATCGTTGCCGCGGATCATGCCGCTCACGGTGATGTTGCCGCCGCCCATCATATGCTGGAGCTTATCGAGTGGCGCAATGACCTCCGGGTTGCTGAGCGTAGTGCCGGAGCCCTCGCCCACCATGGCCAGCGTCGGGCCGGTAACCATACCGCCAGTCGCAAAGCCAGCCAAGCCCATGCCGCCCATCATGAAACTGCCAAAGCTTTTTTTGCCGACAGCAGCTAGCGCGCCAGCGGTCCCGCCCGTGAGCAAGCTGATAGCGCCGAAAGCAGCAGCCAGGGCAAGCGCTTTCTTCAGCAAGCTTTCTAACATCTGCTTCATGTGCTCGTGAAAGCCTTGGCTGCTGTCCTTGATGTTATTAAAAGCAGCATCAACAGCACCGCTGACAAAGCCAAAGATGGCGCCAGCGTTCTGGCCTACAAGCGCAAGCTCCTTCATGCGCGTGGTGTAGTCCGCGATTCGCTGCTCTGCCTCCTCGTCAAACAGCTCCTCCTCGTCGATAATGATCTCCTCAATCTGTCCAGAGAGACCGCCGTAAGCTTCGCGTAAGCCTTCCGTGCTGGCGATGAGGTCTTCATCGGTAACGACTTGCTGGCGCGTAAGCTCTAGCAGTCGCTCCTGCTCCTCGCGCACCTTGGCGGCAGCTTCAAAACGCGCTTTAAATTGTTCGAGCGTTTCCTCGTCGTCATCGACACCAGCTGGGGCCGCGTCCGGCACAGTGCCGAATGCCATCGCTTCATCAATATCATTCAATAACGCGCGCACGCCTGCCAGGTGGCCGCCAACTACGTCCTTGCCCAGCGCAGTCTGTAGCTTGATGACATAGCTTTCGGTTGCCTTCACCTGATCGCGCAGCCCTTGGATGTTGTCTTTGGTTGCAACCTTAAAGGCTTGCCGCAAGTCGTACACGTCTTCGCGTGACTGCTGCAAGTCGTCGGTTGACATCGACATATGCTGAATCTGCGTGGTGAAGTCGTCAAGAATGTTGGTGACCGTGTCCAGCAATCCCGACTTTTTCGCGAAGTCGCCCAGCGCTAATTGGACGTTGTCCAGTGCCGTGCTGAATTTGCCTTCAACCGTCTCGGACAGGTTTACCATGGCGTCGTTGGCAAAGCCGCCTTCAGCTGCCATGTTGGCTAGCGCCTGGTTGTAGTCTGTAACGCTTACCGCACCAGCGCCAAACTCCATGTTGGCATCGCCCGTAACCTTTTTCAGCTCGTCGAAGATGGGTATGCCGCGCTCGGCCAACTGGTTCAAGTTCTCGAGCTCAACCTTACCCTTGGCTTGAACCTTGGCGAAGGCTGCTGCGATGTCGCTGATGCTGTTGCCCGACGCCGCCGCGATGTCGCCGAGCATGCCCAAGCGATCGTTGATGTCGTCGGCTGCCGTGCCAACAGCAAGCAGCTGGCGAGCGCTGCGCGCTACCTCCTCAAGTTGAAATGGCGTCTGTGCTGTGAAGGTGTTGAGCTTGGCGACCATGTCGCTCGCGCCTTTAGCGCTGCCCATGATTGAGCGAAAGCCTACCTCCAACGTTTGCAGTTCTGCACCGCTCTTGATGATAGCAGTGAGGCCAGCGCCAACGCCGGATGCGATAGCTGTGCCTACGCTCCTGGCCAACCCAGCTATCTCGCCGAAGTTCTTGCGAAACTTGCCTTTGACGTCGCGCAACTGCCTGTTCAGGTTGCGCACATTGCTTAGGCCAATCGTTACTTTAAGGTCTGCTAGTTTAGCCATTAGCCCACTGCTTTAATACGTTCGCAAGCATCGCGTTGTCTTCTTTGTTCTTGCGCTTCTTATCCCAAGGGAATTTAGCTATATCCGTTGGCTTTATGCGCGTTCCCTTCTTTGCGTGAGGCTGGAGCAGCACAGCAGCCAGCCACCGCACGCGCTCCCACTCTTGCTTCTCCTGCTCGTGCACTTGTAGCGCCATGCCCTGGGCAGCATAGCAGAAGTCCTCGAACGTCATGTCATAAAACGCAGACGGGCTCAGGCGCAATTGCCCAAGCCCGATCTGCATACAACGCTCAAACGTTAGCGGGTCGCCCTCACTTTTTTTTTCCGTCGCCGCCTAGCATGGCGCCCACAGCGTTGCCCAGCTCTGTCAAGTCAGCCAAGTCAATCAAGCCAAGGAAGTCGTCCAGCTGATACTTGAACGGAACGTCGGCATGCTTAGCGCCGGACTGCGCCATATAGTATACCAGCGTACCAATCTCAACCACGTCATCGCTGAGCTTGCCAATGTCGATGCCGGCCTCGCGCTTGGCGTTAGCCAGGGCGCGCATATCGCACCGGAGCGTGAACTCCTTGCCGCTAAGTGTCAGCTTCATTAAGCCTCGTCAGTGCTGTCCAAAGTGATGGCGCCAGTCAGCTCAATGGTAGCTGAGTAGGTCACGTTGTCCTCAGTGCTTCCGCTGGTCTCGATGCTGGTGACGTAGCCGGTAGCTGTGAAGTTGTGATCGTCTTCGCCAGCTGAGGTGCCGTCAACGCCAAACACGCAAGCCACAGTTGAGCGTGCCGTGAAGCTGGTCATGAGCGTGGTCACTGCGTCAGTGTCGTCAGCTACCAAACCGCTTACGCTGATGCTGCCGGAGCGCGTAGCCTCAGCCAGCTCGCGGAAGCCTGCGCTGGTCTTCGTGGTGACGTCGCGCGTCTCCATGCTCAAGCTAATGCTGCCTTCTGTTTGGTCGGGCAGTGCGGTGCCTCCCACTTTCAGGAGGTAGGCTGTACCATTAAAGATTGCCATTACTCTTTGTCTTTTGTGTTGTTCGCGATAATTGCATTGAACAGCAGATCCACGTACGAAAATACCCGGTCATCAGAAATGCTTGGAGTCAAGTTGACTACCACCTTAGCAAAGGCCATCGCCGCCAAAAGCAGCTCGGCCCAGTTCTGTGCAATGAATTCCATGCTTCTAATTTACAGCGAATCACCGAACCAGCCCGCCGCCTCAGCTTGTTCTTGTGTCAACACTTCAGCGTCGCTGGGCATCAAGTATTGGAACATCACGACGTCGTTGGTAGCCAGGTAGAACGTCATTGCATCGCGCTCCTCCTGCGTAAGCTGTGGGAACAGCGCGATGAGTGCATGCAAGTCGCGCTCAGGGTGAACGCTGATAGCTAGATCGGTGTCGCCCACGCACGCCCACTGCCCGGTAGTTGGGTGCTGGATGGTAGCCAGCAGCATGGTCGTGGTGCGCCCTGGTTCGTGGAGGTGCTTGGGCAGCTTTAGGTTGTACAGCTCGCGGCTGATGCCCTTGGCGCGTTGCTCGCTGGTGAGGTTTAGGCGGGCGGTTACTGGGAGGTATACGGTGGCCATTACGGTGTGTATATGCTGAAGTAGGTGTTTATGTCAGACTCGATGCCGGTGCGGTTGCTGCTCTGGTCGCTTAGATAAAAAATTATTTCTTGCATTGCGGCCAAATCTCTAAAGTCTGCAGCCTGACCGCCAATAATACCAGCGCTGCCTGCTACTGTCAGGCTCCCTGCGTCACCGCTTACGTTCAGCGTTCCATTAATGTAACCATAATCTGTTGACCCTAACAAATAGGTCTGCAACCGTTGCGCTATTGTAACATTCGTTCCGCTGATGAAACTGCCCATGTATATTGACAACTTGCCACCACTTTCGCTTGCAACGTATCCAGTCTGGTTATAAACGATACTGCGACCATCATTTGGAGTAACTACGCTAAAAATGGAAAGCGTATTGGTGGCCGTTCCCAATGCTGGTACATTCATGACCAAAGTTCCGCCACTGCCGTTGTCGGTCAATGCTGGCAAACTGCCTTCAGTTTCTATTGCCGTGCCGTTGTATATCTGCGGCTGTGCGCTTGCCGTGCTTTGCGTGGCGTT